TGCAGGTTTGGCGAGCTTAGCGAGGAGTGCGCTTGTTGGCAAGTGTAGGAGTTCGTTTAAGGGGAGTTCTCTGAGCTCAGAGGGGAGTTCTCCCAGGTGTTTCTCGATCGCCCTGGCGCCTTCTATGAACCCCCGGAGGTCTTCCGGGTATTTGGTGAAGTCGTCGTATTTGGCTTCCTTGGGTGCACCCGGTGCGGTGCCCGATGTGAGGAAGCTTTTTACGATCCGGTTGATATCGGTGTCTTTTGCTGACGCTTGATCCGTCAGCGTGGGTTTTGTGGTCTTGGTCTGTGCTTTGAGCTTGTTGATCTGGTAGTTCATTTGAGGATCATCCTTAGCCATTGTCCGATGGACATGAATGCTTTCGCGGCTGGTGATGCCGCCCCTACGGTTGCGAACCATTTTGCGATGGCTTCCTTTTCGGGGATTTCCAGTCGCATGATCATTTCGCGGGCCTCCGCGATGCTTACCTCTTTGTTGTGGATTTGCGCCATGGAGTTGGCGCTGCTGATATTTGCGCCTGCTGTTGCCGCCGCGATCTTCCGCTCTATTTCTGCGATGTTTGCTTTTTCGACGGCCTGCCTTGCTTCGGCCTCGATCTTTTGTCTTTGTGCGACGCCTACGTTTGGATCATCGGCAGGATTCTGTCCCTGCATGATCCGTGTGGTGACGATCTCCTGTTGTCGTTTTTCGGCGAGGATTTGGTTCTGTAGTTCCATGTTTTTCGCGGTCAGTCCCATCATGGCCGCGCTTCCCGCGTTGCTGACTCCTCGAGCCGCTGCGTCTGTCGGTTGAACGACAGCTGCTGCGCTGTTTGGTGTTGATGCCCCTCCCTGGCTGAATGCGAGCATGGGATTCATTCCCGCGGCGAGCATGTCCTGTGTCCCTCTTTGCCAGGCGGTGTTGCTCATTCGCTCTTCCCACGCTCTGTTTTCCGCCGCGAGGCGGATGTTGGTTTTGTTGGCCTGTTTTTGGGCAGAAGATCCCATCAGGCCTCCTAGCAGGCTTGCGCCTGCTGTGATTGTTGGTGGTAACCATGTCATGGTTTTGTCCTATATTCGTTGAGTGCGGAGTTGTATTCGAGTCCGCAGTGACGGCAGCGCCACCATATGTCGTGGTTGAAGATACGGACCCATTGTCTGTGTAGGTATTTGTTCATCAGAATTTGTCTATGCCCGGCACGCTGTAGGCCGGCATGAGCCGGGCTACTTGGCTGTCGTGCTGGATGTCCATGATGATCTGCGCGCTCCATTGCGCGCTGCCGATCGTTGCGAGCGAACGTGTGAGCGTCTCTTGGGTTTTGTCAGTGATAAATTCCGCATTGAGAGCGGGTTCTCCGACAAATTCTTCTGACAGGTGCCACCAGTCGAGAGGCTGTGCCGCTGTTGATCGAAGCACTCCGGTGATTTCATTGGGTGTGTACCTGTATTCGGCGTGTCTCTCTTGGTATCCCCAGGTGGCGTTGGCCGGTGCTGCTCCCGCCTGGAAGATTTCTTCCGTGTCTACTGCTTGTTCGCCCAGGTGGGCGAACGTCGGGAAGTAGAAGTCCAGGCGGGTTTCCCTTCTCCAGTGCCTTCGGGTTCCCTGCTGGTACGTTGGTGTGCTTCGGACTGCTGCAAGTCCGATGATGTATCCATGTTCTGTGGCTGCGTAGGTGAAGCTGCGCTTTGAGCTGCTTGCATGCATTTCCGCGCCCAGATTACCCACTGGACTCGCTGCGTCAGCTGGTTCAGCGTCATATGCTGCTGTTTGAGCGATGGGGTTGATGGTAATTGGTATTTTTGATCCCCCCAGGTATTCCGGTCTCTGCAGCCTGTAGTCCGGTGTTTGAACTTTGAAATGGCTTAATGTCTGCTCGACGTAGCGGCTTCCTCCCCTGGCATCCCTTTCCAGCAGCTGCTGGGTTAACGACGCGAGTCGTATGTTGTTGATGGTGACGGCGGTGACTGCCGCGAGGTCCGCTTCTAGGCCCGTGATCGCCCAGTCCATCGCTTCCGTTCCTGAGTGTGCTGCGCCTGACCAGGCGGCGTTGACGCCTCCTGTTTGGATCATCAGTGCTCTGTCCGTTGGGTCTGTCGCGCTTTGCAGGAACGGTCTTCCCGGGTTGGCGCCCGTGGTTGTTGGTATGACTGGCGCGTTTCCTGTCAGTCCTATGGTGACTGGTGTTCCTTTTTGTGGCCACGGTAGTGAGCTTGTGAAGTAGTCGTGGCGTTTGTTGATGCGCAGACATTCTTGATTCCACGGCACGCTGTCTTGCGTGATTGTGTCGCTGTTTCCGACCCATGGATCAGGGATGATCCATTCGTCTTGGAGGTTTTGATCTCGGAACCATTCGTTCCAGATTTTGAAGTATCCCCAGAAGGGGTAGGCGGTTACGTCCAGGGGGAGTGTTGTGTAGGTCTGCGGGAGCAGGCCGAAGTGGTCGAAGACTCCCCCTAATATCACCTGGTTTGCTACGCCGGTATTGACCGCGCGTATTTTCGGCACGGTGAGTGCCGTGTTTGCCCCTGTGATCAGGTCCTCGAAGTTCTCGTCCACGATTCTGTTCGGTACGAAGAAGTAGAACGTTTCGAGGTCCATATCATCTATGAGCGGCGCGATCGGCGTTGCCAGTCGTGCCGCGATGTTTTCTCTGTGCGTCCATGTGTCTCCTGGAAGGATTTCCTCACACATGATCGGCACTAGTTCGCTGGCGTCGAACGCCTGCTTTCTGTTCTGCCTCATGCGGAACTTTGAGCGCGGGATTTCCGCGCTCGGTATGACTGCGAAGTTGTGCTGACGAGCAGTTTTGTTGCGGTACATTTAGTTCGCTCCTTTCTTTCGTTGTTCGATTTCGTTCTGGATGGCTTGCCGGGAGTGGTCTTGGAACATTTCCCACGTGTAGTGAACGTATACCTCCTTGAAGCCCATCGGCTTCAGTATTGATCTGCGGTAGCAGGCTGTTGCTTTGTCCCATTGTTCTGCGTCCATGACGCTCCTTTTTAATTAAGACTCATCACGGTCCCCGTGATGAGTTGCCAAGCGAAGCGCGGCTAGTCTTATATGCTCCCACCTTTGAGTTTTCTGTGTGCGTGTGCGTTTTTCGCGCGTGCGCGCATTTCTTCTGGTGTGAGCTTTTCTGCTTTTTCTTTTCTTTTCTCCTTTATCTTTTCGAGGCTTGCCTCGTCCTTAATTCCTAGCCACTTGTCGTAAGCCTTTGGTGGCTTCTGTGTGTTTCCATCGATCACTACGTGATCATGGTCCTTGATCTGGTGGCCGAACTCGGTCCACCAGTTTTTCGCGATGTTTCTGCTCATGAACGCTCGCGGTTGCTCTAGGGGGATGAGTTCCCCCGTCTCCTCGTCCACCCGGACGTATTTCTGTTTCGAACGAAGTTTCTTCGTGATGTAGCTTGCGGTGTATCTCGCTGTGGCGAAGTTCAGCGCTCCTATGCTGACGTTTCCGTTTCCCCAGAGCTGCTCGAGCTCGGGGTGTGTCCACAGCGTTGTCGGTTTTTCTCGGAGGATGATCCTCCCCTGGACGAAGTCCATGCCGAATAGGCACGCGTGGTAATGCGGTCTATTCGTCTTGTCTCCGTACTCTCCCACCGCGTAGTAACGCGGTGATTTTTCTCCTTTGCGCCTGTTGCGCGCTCTGAGTCTGTCCCAGAACATTTCCAGATGTTCGTAGTTGAGGCTGTTGTGTTCCGGTAGCTTTGCGTCGGCGTAAGTGAGTGTTAGGAATGCGTTTGCTTCCCACTGTCTTGCCTCGTGTGTGATTCGCACGGCCCATTGCCGTGCCTGCTCTCCCCTGCAGAGCTCGCATGTGCCGCAAGGCACCTTGATTGGGTTGTAGGCTCTGCCGTTTTCCGGTGGCCGGAATAGTAAAGGCCCGCCTGTGGCGGGCCTGTATGCGCTTCTCGGTGCGCTGCACGGCATTAGAGTCTGATGCCGCCTCTCATCACCTGCCTTGGGCTGTTGATGGCCCTTTTTCGGCGGCTCGCCCGTCCGAATTTCTTGCTGTGGCTTCGTCCACTGATGTTGCGTCTCGCCATGATTTCTTTGCTCCTGTCAATAGGTAGGGGGGCTTTTCTGCCCCCCCGTTATAGCTGACTCTGTCAGCCTTGACCATCGCGTACTTGATTAAGATGGTCCTGAAGAGACTGCTTGTTTAGGGCAGTCTCTGATTTAATCAGCCTTCTAGGCTGTCTATGTACTCCCTGAGGCTTTGCACGTGCACCCTGAGGCGCCAGAGCTTGGCGGTGTGTCTAGTCCTCAGGAGTGCCATTTTCGGAGTTGGTAGGGCTTCGTGCTCCGCCAGGCGCCGGAGGGCGATGGCTAGGAGCGTTCGGTGCCTTTCCTTCTCGGGGTTTGGGGGCTTCCCCATGACCTCCTCGAACGAGGCTGGCGCAGTCGGCAAGGAATTCCGGATCGGGTTTGACCGTTCCGGTTTCTTCGTTGATTTCCGCGAGCTTCCAGAGTTCGAAGTGGTGCGGTGCTTGTGAGATGGCATTTTGTCCTTCTGTTGGTGTGTTGATCATGGCCGCCAGGCTGTGCTTCACCTGGTTGTCTGAGGCGCCGATGAATGGGGTCATGTAGTACCCGATCAGTCGGTCGCGTATGGCGTATAGCCTCACTTTTTCTCCTCTTGTTTGTCGTCCTGCTTCGGTGCAGGTTTGGCGAGCTTAGCGAGGAGTGCGCTTGTTGGCAAGTGTAGGAGTTCGTTTAAGGGGAGTTCTCTGAGCTCAGAGGGGAGTTCTCCCAGGTGTTTCTCGATCGCCCTGGCGCCT